AAGGGCTATCATGCTTCTTTCTTTTTGAGTTCCTGCTTTGCGTCCGAAACTTGTATGTCCTAAAACATTCTCACCCCAAGACTTAACAGTATCCCTCCAAGTTCTATCAGCACGTCTAATATTATGGCCTTCCATGCCTTCAAAAGTATCTGGCATAGCTTCGCCATGTTCAGCTTTAATTTCACGGTAAAGCTTATTAACACGTTCAACTAAAGGGTTTACTTGTGTACGTTTAACTTCAGCCAACTCAGGAGTTAAAGATCTTCCTGCTTCTTCAGCTTGTGCATGATAAATATCTTCCGAACGAGCTTCATTAGAAAACGTACGAGCTTCTTGACCAGCTTTAATAATATCAGCAGTTTCTCTATTTCTTAATTCATTTAAACTTTCAGAAAGAGAATTAACCCTATTCATAATAGGGCCTTCAGTGTTTACTTTAGGAAGAGATAGTGTTTCTACTTTCATAGGAGTAGTTTCAACAGTAACTTTAGACAACGGTTCTTGTTGACGAGCTGCACCCATTTCAGCACCAATAACAGCTTCTTCTTTAGCAGGTTCTACAGCTTTTTCTAACGGAGATTTAGAAACATGTTCAATGTTTTCGGGAGAACGAGCTTTAATGCCTTCAGCAATGCTTGCTGTTTTAGCTTCAATAGAACGAGTAAGACCAGTAGCTTTAGGGGCGACAGCTTGAAAGGCAGCAGCCATGCCTACTTTAGTAGGATCTATTTTTCCTTCAGTTGCTAATTCTTGACCTGCTTCAATACCGCCACCGACTGCACCAATTAAAGTACGAGTTACAGCAGGGACTTTTCCTGGGCTAAAGAAAGCTAAGTTAGGTACTAATTGTCCTGCAAAAGAAGCATAAGGACGTTGTTGCTGTTCACGAGCACGAGTTTGAGGATCTAAGCCTACTTCTTGAAGCCAGCTATTAGGAACTGCTTCTTTAACAGCCCCATATATTTTATCAGCAACATAAGAACCGCCAAGAGCACCAGTAACTGCACCTATAGCAGCACCTATAGGGACTGTAACAGGGGCAGCTGGGCCTCCTAAAAGCCCTAAACCAGCTCCTACTTCAGCCCCTACTGCCATTCCAGCAACTCCTCCTACAGCACTAGGAACAGCCTCTACTCCTGATTTTAAAGCAGCTTTACCACGAGACACAGGCTCTTCTTTAGCAGTAGCTTTATATCTTCCTAAATTATCAGCAGTAAGTTTTGTTTCACCACTGTCAGGAGGAATAGGAAGACCTTGAATATTAGAAGAAGCCTCTTCTGGAATTGGAAGTGCCATTGGTGTCATGTTTATTTATAGCCCTGCTTTTTAAGATATTCTAATGCTTTGTCTATATTTCCACCAAAATACTTATCTGCATAGTCTTTTACAGCAGTTCTAGATGGAAGTTTTTTTTCTATACCTGTACTATCTTTTGGGGCTTCATTTTTTTTCCAGTCTTCCCATTGTTTATCAGTCATGTTTTTTGGTTTTACATAGCCAATATCAGTTCCTGGGACTATATATACATCTTTATCTTCTTTAGTTTGAGTAGGCTTTGTTTCTGAAGGTGCAGTAGTAGGTTTTTCTGCAGGTTTAGAAGGAGTTGTTTCTTTAGTTGTAGGATGATAACGTTTATCAAGGTCAGCTATACGTTGATCTTCTCTTTGATCAATATCATCAAGAGCTTTTTGTTTATCCTTAGGTTTCATAAAAGGATCTGAATTAATACGAGCACGTTGCCTATCAAAATCACGCTGTACATTAGTTACTTCTTTGTTATATTGAGATTCATTCTTAGCTTCTTCTTTTTCTTTTTTAGCAGCTTGACTATTAGCACCGTTTCGTTCTTGATCTAATAAACGATCACGCATAATATCTACACGTTCTTGTTGAACTTGAGCTTGTGTAGCTTTAATTTGAGCCATAACATCTTGATTAGCTGTTAAACCCATTCGTTTAACTTCTTCTTTTTTTAATTCAAAATCTTTTTGAGGATCTGGATCAAGTTGACGACGAAGGATTCCTTCAATGTACATTTTTTGTTCTGGAGAAGCACCAGCTATTTCGTAAGCTTTACGCAAATCTTCAACACTGTTTGCACCTTGAGCATACTGTGTTGCTAATTCAAGTTTACCTTGTTGTGCTTTTAATTGATTTACTTGCGTTTCTGCAGCGTCTTTACTTAGTGCTGAAGCTTCTTTTTGAAAAGAATAGGCTAAAGAACCTAAACCTTTTTGACCAGCAAGAACAGCAGCTTTTTGATATACTCCTTGCTGCATTTCAGGAGTCATTGTAGATGCGTCAGCACCTTCATAAGCTTTCTGAAGAATATTAGACTGAGCAATGTCAGTACCAACTTCTCGGCCTGTTTTAATACCTGAGACTAGAGCCTCAAATGGAGATTGTGCCATATTACTTTCCTATTAAGGTATTACTGCAGCAAAGGTATCATTAACCATGCCATCTACGTTAGTAGGAGAAGCATAACCAGAAGGCATAGAAGAACCTCCTCCACCAAAAAGACCACCGCTACCACCAAAGATACCAGAAGAATATAAACCTTGACCAATTAATCCTGTTAAGCCAAGACCAAGAGAAGCGTTTTGCTGTTGAATCTGATTTTGTAAAGAAGCTTGTTGTACTTGAGCATTGTATTGAGCCTGTGAAGCACCAGCAGGAGTCTGAGTAGTAGCACCAGACAACTGACCTAATTGAGTGTACAGTTGGTTATAGTATTGATTAAAGATATTTTGACCATAACCTTGCAAAGCAGCAGCTTGTTGACCAGACTGCAAAGTACCTGAAGCAGCTCCAGCAGCTTGCTGAGCAGCAGTACCTTGTTGTAAAGTCTGTTGATAACCAGGCTGTGACAAAGCCATAGAAGGCGTTGTCATTAGGTTTTGTAAATTCTGAGCAGCCGTCTGGCGACCACCTAAAGCACCAAATGGGTCATACTGAGAATAGGGAGGTGCTGCAGGAGCTGATACTCCTCCACCGCCACCACCAAAAATACCGCTGACTGAACCACCCATGATTACTCCTTAAATAAATTTGCTATATATTTTTTCAATGAACTTGTATCCTAAATATTCAAATAACCTAGAGTTATCTAAATGAACTTTAGTGGTACACATGATTTTATTAACGTTTAGGCTCTTAAGATACTGTTCAGCGAATTGGAACAGTTTAATGCCTATCCTACCTTTTCTATACTGTTTACGTAAGAAGTAAATATCTTCATAAGCAGTTAAACACGATTTGACATGAAGACCTGGGGAGACCATAAAGATCATATATCCAACCAGTTCTCCGTCACTACGGCAGGTAACTACTTTAACAGCACCTGCTTGTTCTAATTTAATGTATTGGTCCCAGTCAGGATCTAAACCATACTGAGTTGCTACTGGACTACCAAGCTCTTCATAATGTTCAGGTAGGAGAGGTTTCATTTCAGGTAACATCTCTGAATACTTCTCTGCCTGATACGTTATCATCGCTATGTCCTATATTGTAACTGTGTCGGTTCCGACTGTTCTAATTCACCAATATCAAAGTCAACTTCGGCTGCTTGCAATCTTAATGGTTGATTGTCTGTGCAGAGAAATTCCCAAGACCTACGACGAGCTGCTCCAGTCTGATAAATCTGTGGGCGAGTTTTGTCTAGGTTTACTGCTCTATACGGAGAATAACTTTGATAGTCATTATCCGAATGTCTAATATTCATTGTAGCAGGTACTTTATCTCCTACTATTTCAACACGCTGGAAAAACTTACGCTTAGTAGTTCCACCATCAATAATATCTGTTACACAACGATAATAAATAGGAGCACCAGCATCATTGTATACAGAATCAGACATGGTGTATAACGTACCATTATCATCATCTAATACGTAGTATGTATCGCTAATCTGGGCAAAGAAGCTTGGACGAAAGTACTGTTCGGCATAGATACCAGGAACGCCAGAGTCAGCATCTCCAATAGCCCACATGGTCCATTGAGTCCAAACTTTCTCATTTACATCATATACTATTGTAACATTTAAATCAGCTAAAGTCAAGACATAAAAGGTGTGTCCGTTGATACGGAAAGAATAGGCTCTGATGTCTGTTAATGTGCTGTTTTGTAGAATACGGTCAATATATGGTGTAGAGATCTTGGTAGGGCTAACACCTGAAATAGCATAAACAGAAGGACCAGCGTCCCTTGAAATACCTACCCAGACCACAATGTTCTCAAACGCTACAATAGAAGTTCCGTTAGCACAGCCTAGCTCAATTTTGTAAGTAGGTGAGTTAGCCAAAGGAGAACCTGGATAGGTTCCTGCATCGTAAAACCAGTCAATAGACCACTGACCAAAGGTTACAATGTAGTTTAAATGCTTGGCAATACCTACTAACTGGTCTGGTTCAGACTCAGCAGTAATGTAGTTTAAAGCATTCCATGATCTAGGATTATTAGGATCACTGGTATAGATTTGACCATTAGGACTAGCGATAACTGTGTAGGTATCTAAGTAAGCTACACCAGGGACTAAAGGACCTGAAGGAAAGCCAGTCAGAGACGCTGTAGCCGTAGCTCCAGTACCTGTTGTATCATTGATGGTAACAGTCAGAGTATCTGATGTAGTGTATCCTGAACCACCATTAGTAATGTTAATACTAGTTACTACACCACCAGTAATGTTTACTGTACCAGTAGCTGTTGTACCGCCACCTGCAGGAGCTGAGAAAGTTACTGTAGGAGATGTGTATCCTGTACCACCAGTTAGAATTGTTGTACCACCAATAGAGCTATTGTCTACTAAAGCAAACACACCAGTAGCAGGATTATAGGTATAACCATTTACTTGATTGTGCATAAACAGATAAGTACTGTTTAGGGTCTGCTCAAAGTAAACTTGTTGTACTGCACCACCAATCGTACCAGTCATAGTACCAATAGTAGTACGAACATAGGTAGTAGGATTAACTTGGTAGACTACGTTGTTAATAACGATGTATAGATAGTTATTAAAGTAATAAATGCCCTGAGCCTGTGCAGAAGGCAAAGCAGGACTAGTTGTAATTGCAGTTAGACCAGGACGCTTAACAAACTCACGTTTGCCGTTAAGCATCTCAAAATAGCCATTCACACACTTAGAGTCAGTGTTTAAATAGCCATTGCGAGTCTCGATAGGTTGAGACAGCGGTATTCTAACAATAGGCATTAGTTAGGTTTTCCAAAGGTTACGTTAGCCATACGAAGGTCAGCTTGGAAGAATGTAGAAGTGCTCTCAACGTCCCAATCAGACAACTGGTCTTCATAGGTCTTAGCACGAGCTGCAATCTCTGCTCTGTGGTTCTGTGGTACAGAGTACTCAATAGCAAGTTGATCTGCTAAGTTCCATACTAAAGTGTTCATCCACTCGTTAGGAAAGTTAGGAACTTGACTACCAGTAGTAATATCAGCTAAAGGAATCTGAGCCATGAAGTACAACTCATAGGTTGTAGCTGCATTATTGTCAGGAGTCAGATAGACATACATGTTACCTGTGTTCTGTTCAATCTGGTAGTACACAGAGTTAGCAACACCTGTAGAGAACTTAGAGCCTAAGAAGTTATATTCTTGCTGACTGAGGATCTGCATAGGAGTATCTACTTCAGGACTTACGCTAGTATTACGCAACCAAGCTTGAATAACCTTTAAAGGCTTATCGACTTGCAAGTCTGTGTTGTACTGTGCAGGGCCAATAGAATACTGTGTTTGACCGTTAACTAAAGGCAGCACATATTGGGTTACTGTCCATAACTTTAAACCTTTAGTAGCCATCTGTTTGATGTAAAGATTTAAGGCTAAAGACGCATTAGCTACTGTAGCAGCATCTGGGGTATCACCAAGTTCTAATACGCCTAACTTGCGTAAGGCTAATTGGATAACTTGATCCCTCGTCACAGTAAAGACAGTACTCATCATTAACTCCCAAAGATCATGCGAAGGGCTTTATCTAAGCCAATAGTTTGTGCAAGAACAACAGCTAAAGCACCAACAGCAATATATTTAATTTGAGCCAGATTCTTTTCAATAGCAGTCATCGTCCTTTTTAAGTCGATATTACTAGTACGAAGTTCTTTGATATCCTCTTCGTGGTTATCTGTTCGTACCTCTAGGCGAACAACTCTGTTTTCAAGCAGGTCTGACATTTAAAATTCCGTCCATCCAGTTACAATATATTTATCATTACTCAATGGAGGATTACCTCTGTGAGTGTGGGTAAAAGCAGCAGGCCAAATAACTAATGTGCCCTGCTTAGGTTTAACTCTTAAATGTTGATAAAGAAACTCAGTTTCGCCACCTTCTTCTACATCATTAAGATATACCATCCAAGTTAGTAAACGATGGCAACTATTTCTATTGCAAGATTCATAATGCCAAACATGATAACCACCACCAATAGGGGTTTTTTGCATTTTAAAAGAATAATTGTTGTGTTGCCCTGATTCTGTTAATACTGCAAAATTTGGTGAATATTGTTTTGAATAAATATTCCAAAATGTATTATTAAATTCTGACAATAATTCTTTTTGATTGTTTATATTTAATTCTTCTTGATGGTGCATAAATATAGATTCATCATCTTTTTTTGTTTTTATTGCACTTTCAAATTCAAAACGATTTTTTACAAAACCTAAATCTTTCATATCGTTAAAATGTTTAATTGCATTTTCACAATATTCTTTAGTAAAAGCATTTTCATAAATACCAATAAATTGTGTCATTGTTTGCCTTCTGAAAATACATTTACAAAAACAGTATTATTTTCTAATGCTTCAATTTCATGCCATTCATCATTGGGTAAATCTAATGGCTGACTATTTTTATTAATAATGTAGCTACGACCTTCTAAAGTAACTAAACAAGACCCAGCATTACACATAGTAGCGTGTGAAAAATTGTGACTATGTTTTACCAATCCTTCACCAACATTAGCATGGTAAACATTTAACTGTGTNCCATCATATGTAAATTGATGTTTTGGTAAAATATTTATCATGCTTTTATTGTTCCAGTTGAAACTGGTTGATTTNTATTTGGTGGTGGATTTACAGGTTTTGGTTCATTAGTAGTTAATTTAATTCCATCCCAAGTGCATCCGATTGTTCCATAGCCAATTTGTTCTTCAAGAACCCATTCAGTACCATTCCAGTTCCAATTTAAACATGGGGTCGTTTGTTGAACAAGCATGATTGCATCAGTTGGTGGTTGCCAGGTATTAACATCACCATCCCAAAAAACATCATTAGTAACAATATTATTTTCTACTATTAAATAATTTTGAGTTGTCATTTTATTTTCCTTTTACCATTCAACTAAAACATAGCCTCTAATACCAGCATTACCACCATTGCCCGCATTACCACCTGAACCAACTGTTACAGTAACAGTTCCACCAGGTGTTAAACCTGTAACATATCCTATTGCCATAGCACTTCCACCACCGCCACCATAACCAGCAGCCCCACATCCCCATGCAGTAGATAAGGGTGCGCTATTAAAGCCACCACCCCCAGTTGGTCCATACCCAGGATAAATTATAGTAATAGTAGGACAACTACCGTAGCTTGTAGTATAAGCATTACCACCTGGTGCGCCACCACCATAAATATAACTTCCACCAAAACTGGCACCAACACCACCATTTAATGATGGCCCATTATTTGCTGTACCACCAGGAGTACCACCATTGCCAAAACCGTTATTGCCCGCATTACCGCCTGAAGCAGTAAGGTAAGTGCTAAAAGATGATGTTCCACCAGCGCCAGCCGCATTTACACCAGAGCCACCACCACCGCCGATACAAGTTACTTTAACCGCAGTAATTCCTGACGGTACAGTAAAAGTTCCGCTTGAAGTAAATAGTTGTGCTTTTATTCCAGGTATGATTCCTCCTGCTGTTGCTAGTGTAGTTGAATCTGGAAAGGTTACTCCAGAACTACCAATCGATGTTGTTGCCATATTTAATTAACTCCTAAAATTAAGGTGTACCAGCACCTGACACATTAGCCAGTGCAGTAAAGTTGCCAGAAGAATCTAAAGAAGCAATTTGTGTTGTTCCATAGTAAAAATATAATTTACCACTAATTTCTTTAATACTAAAGTTTGTAGTAACTAAAGTAGTAGCAGCAGCAGCCGTTGCTACGTTATTTGCTGTAATAGTAACAGTTCCTGAGCTACCTGATAAACCGATACCTGAACCAGCGTTAACAGCTACAACGCCAGTATTACCAATAGTGACGTTACCAGTTGCAGCAGATACTGAAATACCTGTACCAGCAGCTACGCTATCTACTACAACAGGGTTAGCAAAGGTTTGTAAACTACCTGCAGTAATACGAAGCTGCACAGCATCACCAACGGCAAAGGACTGTGCTGTAGT